GGTGTACCACAACTAATGCATACCGATAGGTTAGCAAAGGCGGATAGAGATGACCAAAGAAAAGATTAAAAGAAAAGTAGGTAGACCAAGCAAGGCTGAACTTAAACGTAGAAAAGAAGAAGCTGAAAAAGATAAAATTCTATGGTTTGTAATGGCTGTAGGAGTTGCTTTAATTATAGGCATATTCACACAAAACTTACGGGCAGACCAAATGACGCACAAGTTTAAGTCCCCTAGTTTTTCTGGGGAAAATACATCCAGCCATTACCTTACAATAGACAACGTTGAGTACACAAGAAAGATGTCTATTAAAGCAGAGATCAAAGCTTTACAAGATCAAATAGAAAGAGATAAAGAAAATACAACCCTAGCAAGATTTATAAGAAACCTAGAGTCAAGAATCTATGCTCAAGTTGTCTAGGCAGTTAGTAGAAGCTTTGTTTGGAGAAACGCCAAGCGACAATGGTACAATTGAGTTAGAAGGTAATACTATTACCTATAGTGTATTAGACGGCATAATAACTTTAACCATAGTGGACGCAGAAGGAAATGAAACTATTATCCAAATTCCTATCGGTAGCTTTACTTTCTAGCTGCGCTTCTTTAATTTTTGACCCTATAGAAAATAACCTAGGACCAATACAAAGAATAGAAAACGCAGAAGTAGAAACACTAGCAGTATCTAATCTTGCCTCTGTTGGCATACCAAAACGACAGCCTGTAGTAGCTGTATACCCTACAAGTTTTACAGATCAAACAGGCCAAAGATTAAGTAATTCTAGTTACGCTTCTTTTTCTACTGCTATAACACAGCTCCCAAGTGCTTATCTTATAAGAGCTTTACATAAAGCTGGCTCTGATAATGGTGGGTTTTTTACAGTAGTAGAACGAGTAGGTTTAGAAAACTTAACTAAAGAACGACAAATCATACGGAGCACTAGAGAACAAAAAGAAGATAAAGTAGAACTAGGAGCCCTTTTGTTCGCTGGTTTAATTATAGAGGGAGGTGTGATAGGATATGAGGGTAACGTTACATCCGGGGGTGCCGGAGCACGTTATCTAGGCCTTGGCGCAACCAAAGCTTACAGAAGAGATTCGGTAACAGTACAACTTAGATTAGTGTCTGTTACATCAGGAAAGGTTTTACTAGAGACATTAGTAACAAAAACAATACTAAGTGCCTCATTAAGTAACGATGTTTTTCGATTTATTTCTGACGATACAGAACTAGTCGAAATAGAAAGTGGCGTTGTAAGGAACGAATCCGGAGGATTAGCCTTACGAGCTGCAATAGAAACGGCAGTCTTGCAAATAATCAAGGAGGGTACAGAGGCAGGCTATTGGAGTATAGATGAAAAATTTAAAAATATTGATTGCGACGATGCTTGTGTTACCGCTATACGCGGCTGATAATAAAAAAGGTGCAATAGAGACATGTTCTATTGTTTATGAAGATGCACATTCTGTAATGGAAGAAAGACAAAAAGGAACTCCAATATCTGAAGCTATGAAGACTGCTGATATTATTTCGCCTAATTTCGGTGACACTATTAGTTCAATAGTTATTTCTGCTTACAGTAAACCGCATCATCAACGTATTGGGTCTAAGATTCAAGCTGCTGATGACTTTGCTAACGAATATGCTGTGAAATGCTTTAAGCAGTATAAATGGCTATGGAGAGGAAAATGAAAAACTATAAGTTAATAACGCTTCTTGCAGTTTTCTCTGTAGGAATTTGGTCAGCAGATAACGAGATATATGTAGACCAGGCCGGTGCCACACTAAACTTAGACCTAGAACAACTAGGATCTGGAAATATCATAGGTGGATTACAATCTAGCATTGGTTCTTTGACCCCGCTCGACCTTGACGGTGCTACTATGACGTTAGATATAAACCAGATAGGTAGTTCTAATACCTTTTTAGGAGACATACTAGCTGATAACTTTACAGGTTTCTTTGAGTTTGATGGAGACAGTAACGACTTCAATATTCAAGTGGACCCTACTAATACTTACGGAGCTGACGGTAGTGATTTTAATATAGATGTTACAGGTGACAGCAACGACTTTACATTAAACGTAGGCACTACAGCGTTGGCTTCAGCTTTAGATTTAGACTGGATAATAAACGGTTCTAATAACACATTCGACTTTGATATTAACTACGACAGCGGTACATCATACGTTGATGTAGATGGTGACTCTAATAATGTTACATTTGATGGCTCAGGATATGCCACTGGGTATTTTTACCTAGATCAAACAGGAAGTTCGAGAACATTTAACATACAACAAATGAGTACACTAGATAATGACTGGCTTAAAATTATTTCTACTGGTTCTTCTGGCACTGTCTGTGTCATACAAAACGACGGCGGAACAACAACCGGCTGTTAGTATTGGTGGTATATCAGAACTAAAAGGAGATGCTAGCGTATTAAGGGATCAACCTTACGGGGCTGAGCTTTCTTTTTCTATAGAACAAATGGACGACGTCCGTACAACTAACGGACGTGTAGGCATTACCTTCCTAGACGACTCTATTGTCCGACTAACAGAACATTCAAAACTTGTAATTACTGAGTATGTATACGACCCTGACCCATCTAAAGGTAAAATGGCTTTGCGTTTTGCGAACGGCACAGCACGTTTTGTTAGTAGTAAGCTAGGAAAAATAGATAAAAAGAACATCTCGTTATCTACACCTACAGCAGATATAGCTATAAGAGGTACAGATTTTACTTGTACAGTAGATGAGCTAGGCCGATCACTTATAATATTGTTGCCGGATGAGAATGGTATATCTAGTGGTGAGATATTAGTTACAACTGCTATAGGTACAGTCACACTTAACAAACCCTACCAAGCAACTACTGTAAATGTGTTTGAGTCTGCTCCTAGTAAACCTGTTATTTTAGACCTTACCTTAGAAATAATTGATAACATGCTTATTGTTAACCCACCTAAAGAAGACTTATCTTCGTTAGAAGAAAGTACAGTTAGTAATAGCGGAGGCATACTTGACATAGACTACCTAGAGTTTGACGACTTAGAGTTTGATTATCTTGCAGAAGACGAACTACAATTTAATGAGTTAGATATAAACTATTTAGATGTAAATTTCTTTGAAGACTTATTAGCAGTTATAGAAGAGTTAGATACATTAGGAGATCAGGCATTGGCTACTGGTTCTTTAGTTCAAGGCACAAACTTTGGCCAAGATTTAACTACGCAGATAACAACTTTTACACAAGACGATACTCTTATTTTAGAAAGAGCTGTTACGCAAAGCACTAAGTTGAGTTTAAACATATCGCAGGGTTATACTATAATTCTATTACAGGACGGTAAAACACAACAAGTGTTAGTAAATGGTGGGGGTGACTCTACCATTAAAATTACACAGGGGGCAGGATGAAGAAATGGATTTCGTTTATAAGTATAGGAGCTCTTTGCTTACCTTTATTATTTAATTGGCAGGCACTGGAAGTATTAAAATTAAAAACATTTGATGCACTCGTACAAACACCAGATGCATCTGGATGGTTTGTAACTTTAGATATAACAGAAGAAGATGTAACACTTGCGGGCGGTTGGCCTTACCCGCGACAAGACCTTGCACGAATACAATTAGATTTATTAGAAGCGGGAGCTTTAGGTGTAGGTTGGGTTGTTGCGTTTCCACAAGCAGATAGATTTGATGGCGACCAAACGTTTGCTGATGCACTTGCACAAGGGCCTAGTGTTATTGCTACGTTTGAAGGGGGAAGTTCTTATGCGCCAACTACAGGCACAGTTATATTAGGAGATGGAGAACCTATACAAGGTATTGAATCTCAGGGTGTAATTGGAAATGTGTCCGTGCTAACAGACTCAGCTTACCAGGGGCTAGCAGTTGCACGTACTGATGTAGATAATTTAGTCAGGCGTTTACCTTTATTGCTTCAGACTCCAGATGGTTGGACTCCGTCTTTTGGTGTGCAAGTTATTAAAATGATTAGCGGTGCAGATACGTACATTATTAAAGGGCAGCAAGGGCAGATCGAAGAGCTTACTATACCTAACTATGCAGAAATACCAGTAGACAGTATTGGTCGTAGATGGGTATCTTGGATTGACACCCCGAGCACTAGCCTGGAAGAGATGAATGTACGGGATAAGTTTGTGTTTGTAGGAGTGAGTGCAAAAGGTGTGATGCCTCAAATAGCTACGCCAGTTGGCTTGTTGTACCCCCACCATATACAAGCCGCGTTAGCTGAAAGCATGACGGTAGACGTGCCAGCAATACCAGGCACTGCTTTACTATATGAATTACTTATATTAGTAACNGTACTATTATTAGCTGTATTTATAATACGTACGCTAGGGCTTGTCGGAACTCTTGTAGGGATCGTGGGCCTTGGTACTTTGACCACGGTCGGTGGTTGGTATCTTATAACGTCAAACATACTTATTGATGTAAGTTATAGTNTATTATCAATGNTACTTATATCTGTACAAGAGTTTTACTTACGGTTTAACGAACAGTTCAAATTAAGACAACTAATAAAGAAACAGTTTGAGCATTATTTAGATCCACGCCAGGTTGCACGATTGCAAGATAACCCTGAGTTACTAAAGCTAGGGGGAGAGAAACGTAGGTGTACATTTTTATTTACAGATGTGAGAGGGTTTACAAATTTATCTGAAAAACTNGAACCAGAAGAAGTTACTAGTATTATGAATAAAGTTCTTACCGTACAAGTACAATGTGTCCAGGCACATGGTGGTATGGTAGATAAGTTTATAGGCGACGCATGTATGGCCATCTTTAATGCTCCCCTGGATTTAGATGAACATGAACAACGTGCTGTCGCCTGTGCTCGGGATATGCGTACAGCTATTCGCATGCTGCAAAAAGAACTGACCGAACCAATTGCAATAGGCATTGGTGTAAATACAGGTGAAGCGGTAGTGGGTAATATGGGAAGTGACACAAGGTTTGATTATTCGGCAATAGGAGATGCTGTGAACACAGCTGCACGATTAGAGTCTGCTACGAAAGAAGCAGGAGTTGATTTATTGATTGGGGAGTCTACACGTACAAAAGTACCAGAAGCTACGTTTTGTAAAAAAATGTATGTGAAGGGAAAGAAGAATGCGTTAAAGGTGTATACTATTTAAATGGCTAGAGATTACAAAGCAGAGTATGCAAAGTATCAGGGTACACCTGAGCAAAAGAAAAGACGTGCGATGCGAAACAAAGCAAGACGATATGCAATAAAAACTGGACAAGCTAGAAAAGGAGATGGAAAAGACGTACACCATCGTAATGGAAACCCTATGGATTTTGATCCGAATAATTTACAAGTTAAGCGAGCAAGTGATAATAGATCATTTGCACGTACAAAAAAAGCAACAAAAAAATATAGAACAGGGTAATGTTAGAAAAATACTTAGAAAATCATCTTAAACGTAAATCTGAACGATTATTTAAAAAAGGCCAAAAAACGGCCTCACCAGAGCTCGCACAAGGCGTTTTCTTTAGGGTAGTAAGGCCTAAGCTTCAATTTAAACAATATTTTAATAGCTTTTATCACAGGTTTTTCTGAGAGGTTTTATGTTTTTTGCAGGTTTCAAGTAGTTTATTTAAGTACCATTGAGCTTTTTCTAAATCTTGGGTACCATTTTTGTATTCATAACGCCACATATACTTTAAAACGTTTCCTTTTAAGTAACCTTTAAAAGCGTCAGGCGTCATACTTTCTTCTATTGCCACAATGCACTCTACGTTTCCAGTATTATAATGTGGGGGTGAGTTTACATAATCAGTCATTTGTTTCTCCTATACAAAATTTGGTTAGTGTTTCTACAAACATTTTAAAAGGTATAGCTTCTTTTATAAAAGTAGCTACTGTAATGTGTGTAAGTGTAAAATCTTCAGTAACGTACACTTGATCCCCCGAACCAAACACTACGTACGTAAATACATTGTGTTCTTGTTGGCGAGTAAGCCATATACGTTGTTGTTCTGATAAGTTAATTTTTATTTTTGAGTTAAGCTTTGCAGGCAAGTTTTCTTTGTACTTATATTCAATCCAACAATGATTGTTAGGACCAGAGTAGTAAGTGTCCGACACACCTCCATGGTAGGGATCGTTGATCTTCCACCTATAAACTTCTTTAGGTAGTTTTCTATGTACTTTATTTATGAAATCCTTTTCTTGCACACAGAAAGTATATCATACGTACTTGGGTGCGACATTATACGTCGCACCCGTACGCAAGTTACTTAACTTTTATTTGCAAATGTTTTTTCGTAAAAACCTTTAGCAAGGTTATAAGTATCTTCTTTTAGCCAACCAACGTTAGACACAGCAATGTTCATAAACTTTTGCCCTGCTTTGTTAGCTGTTTGAACAGAAGCCAATTTCCATAAAGAAGCAAATCTATCTCCGCCTAGCTTCATGATTTGTGTATTCCATTCTCTTGACACTCTAAGCTTAGAAGATGAACAATCAAACAAGAAAGGTATTTCTGAAATATCTCCTGTTTTTTCATCTACCTTAAGCAGTGTATGTGTTTGAGTTTGAGTAATTTCATGGTCTTCGACCTTGTTACCACCATCTTCGAGATGCTTGATAGCTTCTTGTTTTGTTGGAAAAGTACCAACTAAACCGCCACCTTTCTCTCTTTTTACCCATACAACATACTCTTCTCTAAAGTGTACGTTAACTACAAATAATTCTTTACCGTAGCTTTCTTTGGTTACAGTGTTTATAAAGTCGCCTACTTTAGCGCCGTCTATATATTCACTATGGTTTTCATCTACTTCGTTAGACAACTGTTGAAGCTGCTTTAGACGAGGTGTAGATAAATGTTCTGAGTTAATGTTTTCATTACCCAGATTTTCACCTTTCTTTACATGAGCAGGCATTGTGCTCGTTACTATACTTATATCGTTAGACATATTTCATTCTCCTTGTTTCATTTAACATTATTATTACGCTGACCTAAAATTAATTCGAGTCAACTCCGTACTTTTAACACCAGGTACATCAAAACCTGTTGCTACCAATTCTCTGTAGGCGGTTGCGGACATACGTTTTTGCAATAGCTCAAACTGATTAGTTTCAGTTATGTGCTCGTGCAAAGAATCCCAATCTTCTACAGTTGGCACAATCTCAGTTTTAAGTGAGATTGTACAAATATCATTAGAAATTTTATCGAGCCCTTGCTCTTGCATTCTAATAGATATCTGACTTTCTAATTCGCGTTGCTGCGATTTAAGAACTTTTTCTTCTGACTGAACTACTTTAATTTGTTCACGTACTTTAGCTGTTTCTGCTAATAAATCATTTAATTTTACACTCATGTTATCTCCTTTAAGATATGTAGTAAGTTTTCCATACGACCTAACTTAGTATTAAGTTTTTCGTACACTTCAGGTTCCCAAGTATTTCTGGCTTGTATAAGTATTGTTTCGGTCTTTTGTGTTTGACCTGCTCTGTATATACGCTGATTAAATTGCTGATAATGCTCAGCATTGTATGTAGGTGAACACCATATAACTGTATTAGCTTTGGTCAATGTAAGACCGTGGCCCGCTGACTGCGGATGACAAAACAAAACTTTAATATGCCCTGCTTGGTATCTAGCTACAATGTCATTACGTTTTTCGGGTTTAACACTGCCGTCAATAATGTCGTAAGTAATACCTTCTTTGTTAGCCATTTCTACTAGCGCATCACGTTCGTGCTTCCAGTTAAATGCTACAAGACTATGCGCACGTTGAGATACAAGCGTCATCACAATGTCATAACGTTCTTGGTGTACAAACTGAACTACACCATCTTCGTCATACACGGCCCCCGTTACAAGTTGTAATAGTTTTTTTACACGTGCAGCTGCATGCACAGCGTTGACTGTGCCTGATTTTGTGTACAGAACAGACTCTTCTGCTAAAGTTTTGTATTGTTTTTGTACGTTAGGCGTTAGCTTTGTATTTATTGTTCGTACAATTTTATCTGGTAGATCCATGCAATCTGTAAGAGCAAATCTTATACATATATCAGACAGCTTATCTGCTATTGTTTCTTCTATACCTGGTTTATCAATCCACTCGTTTGCAAAGCCGTTAAACTTTGGTGTACAAGCTTGATGTCTGAATGAATAGAATCTAGCGCCAAGACGCTCCCCGTTATCTATAAGATAAACGGGATGCCAGATATCTAGAATAGTATTACTATTAGGGGTACCAGACATAGCAATCCTATTAGTAAAATGCGAAATAATTTTGTTAAGATTTTTGCTACGTTTAGCTGAACGATTTTTAAATGCTGTAAACTCATCAATAATAATTGTATCGAAATCTTTTAAGTACTGTGTATTTTTAAATAGAAAGTTAACAGCTTCAAAATTAGTAATGACCATTTCATTTGTAGTGTCTTCAAATATTTGTTTTCTATTTTTTGCATAAGCTATTCCATACTTTATGTTTGGTTGGAATTTACTTATGTCTTCTCCCCAAGCTGCTTCTAATATAGAAAGAGGAGCTAGAACTAAAGCT